CCATAACCATTGGATTATTTTGTACCATATTCAATCTCATAAAATTTAAGTGAGCATCTATGTGTGCTTTATGGTCTTGACCAGGAAAAGCTTGAAATGGTTTTTGTGACATAGCTAAAATATGTTCTAATGCAGGATCCATCGGCATTGGTTGTGCAGGTGGAGGTAAAATTGCATTAACATTTTTCACACCTAGCGCATCGTACATTGATCTGTATGCTTGATACAAATTATGCATTTGAGGATTTGATTGCGCCAGTTGTAATTGACTTTGAGCAATAGATATTCTTTGCGTTTGTGAAAAGATGTTTGGATCTGCTACAGGTAAAATATCTATTCTGTCATCGAAGTCTTGCATTTTAACTTCTCGTCTTGCACCTGGAACATCATATGGATAAACAGGTGGTAAATAAGTTTTAAAGACATTAGCTAATAATTTAAATTCTTCTTTAAGTCCTACATATAATCTTTTGTGAATCGCTGACATTACACGTGAACCACGTTCTAGTAATGCAACAGTTGTACCCACGGCGGCTTGTTGATTCATATCTCCAACTTGCATATCAGAAATTGCTGCAAATCTTTGACCTGCAGAAACTACGACACCCATTAATTGTAATAAAGTTTGATCAGGCCCTTTAAAAGGTAAAGTCATAAACTGATCTTTAATATTTCCGCCGGGTGCATCTACATCTCTAAACTCACCAGGTTGTAATGGTTGTGCATCATCTCTAACTCTTATTCCTCTAGATTTAAATCCAGCTGGTAAGTTGGCTAAAGTTCCTGCATCTAATAATTGTCTTAACGCAGCTGTAGCTGTTCTCGTTAAACCACCAATCATATGAATTAAACCAAAACCATAAAAACCAGTTCCTGGTAAAAATTTAAATTGTACAAAGTAATTAATTTTGTTTTTCTTAGGGTCTTCTGCTTTGTAATTTCTTCTAATAGATAAAACTTTACTATTAGCTTGAGCAACAGTTACAACATAAGGAAGTTTAATTCCTGTAGGCTCACCATCTTCACCCATATCTTCATAACCATCTAAATCTAAATTAGTATGGATTTCATAAAGGGTGTATTGATCTTCTTGACCATCTTTAGAAATTCCTTCTAGTTCTAATTTTTTATCTTGTAATTGGTTTTCAGTTATAGGTGGTGTTCCTAATTCTACATCTTTATAAAATCCTGCTACTTGTTGTTTTCTTAATTCGTTTTCTGAAATTTTAATAACGTGAATAACTGCTTCTGCATCTTCTAATGAATTTGCAGAATAAGGCACGATTAAATCATCTGCAGGTACAAATTTAGAAACCGCCCTACCTAAAAGATCGTCATAATAAACTTTCTTAAAGGTAGATCCGGATAGAGGGAGATAAAAAAGCATTTGGTCAAATTCTGGTTCATATTCTTTCATCTGATCCATAATTTGATAATTCATAAAATCTTTAACACGTTTAGCTTGCTCTTCTTTAGCAACATTAACGTCACCCATAATTTGAGTTCTAACGGGTCCATCCGATGGTAATAATTCTTTGTAAGCTTGTGCTTGAAATTGTGTAACTGATTCAGCAAGTACAGGGTGATTAACACCTGATGCACCTCTAAAAGGTTCTGTTCTTCTTTCGTATTTAAAACCTAAAAGTTCTAAACCATTTCTGTAAGTATCTTCCCAATCACCACGAGATTCTTTGTACTCGTTGTATTGGTCAATCATTTTATTACCTAAAGGTTCTAAAACTCCATCGTCTAAAGTTTCTGCAAGGTTTGCAAAGTGATCTTGACTTGGATCAATTTCTGAAGCATTAGGGTCAAACGAAATTTCTGCTCCACCATCTTCAGTCATATCTACTTCAACAGGTCCTGTTGGAGTATCGACAACTTCTGCTGATTTTACAGTTTCAATTTCAACCGCTTTATCTTCAGGGTTATTAGCTTCGTTAATATTCGGTAATGGTTTATCTATAGTGGCCATTTGGCTATTCTACCTTCTTTTAAATAATGATTCAACACCTGACTCGCTGATATCAGGTATTTTGATTACTGTCAAACTTACATCTTCAGTGACAGGGCCTCCATCGGCCATTTTAGTTTCTGGCTCACGTTTTAAAATTTCTATAGTTTCATCTGCAGATTTACCTGCACCTTTTAAAGCCAAAGCCTGTTCAATAGCTGTAATAGCTTCTGCTTTTCTTTGTAAGTTTGTGTCATTACCAATAAGTTCTGATAACTTTTCTGGTATACCAGGATACTTAGCTCTAAGAACTGCCGGTGTCATTTGTTCTATAGGGAAGTTAACTAATTGATTATAATCGTCTGGCACAACCTCTCCTAAAGATTTTTGATAATAATCATCTGTCTTTGGGCCACCATATTTTTGCATTGCGGTTAGCTCATCTGCTTCATCAGGAGTAAACAATCTAGAGTCACCAGACATTTCAGCTTCTTCAGCTTTCTTTTCTAAATATCTTTTTCTTCCTGGTTCTCCTGGTTTAGGATCTAATCGGCCAGCTTTGTAATCTGTAAACATTTGAGCTTCATAAGCTTTTTGATCTTTTAAAATTTGATTTGCACTTTCAAGAGTACCATCAAAATCATAATACTCTTCTGTTGGATCTAAACCAAATTCATCTGCGAAATCTCTAATCTCATCATCAGTCATTTGTTTCTTTTTTCCTTTGGCTAATTTTGCAAGTGCAGCAATACCATCCTTAACAAACTTACCACTTTTAAAACCTACTCTGCCACCTGCAGCATATTTTTTCTTAACAAATTTTTCAAGATTACTAATACCACCAGCTATTCCTTCTTGTTCTTCTTTACCATAAGGTCCATAAATTTCTTCAGCTTCATATAATTCTTCTACCGTTCTACCCTTTGTAGTTTCATCTGCTGTTTTTCCTATTTGACCCATTGCTCTGGTACCTTCATCTGTATCAAAATATACAGAAGTTGTTCCATCACCCATATTTACATCAACCATAACGTCTGATCTTTCTGGATGGGTAAAAGTTTGAATTCTATCTTCTTCTCTAATTAAAGTTCCTTCGTCCATAACTTTTCTAATTACAGAGTTAAAAAAGTCTACACCTTTACTTGCAACTTGTTCAATACCTTCACGCGCACCTTCGGTTTTAAATACATTGACGTATTTACCAATAGCAGGTGCACTTGCTAAAGCCATTAATCCTTTTATAAAACTTCGTCTATTCATCTTTGTTAAATAAGTTGTATATCATACCCTCTTTGTTTTGATAATTTTTATATGCATCATATCCTGACATTCCTAGCCCTAATGCTAGTCCAGGTAATCCTAAAAATCTTGATGCTCCTGCAATCATTTTTGGACTCATACCCATTCTTAAAATTTGTCCTGTAATGCCTGGTCTTGCTGCACCTACATTACTTAGGTTAAAATAATTCTTTGCACCTTCTAACATTGTTCGTTTGGGTGCATCTCTTACAACTCCAGAAAGTTTTGATAAAGGTTCCATTAATGAAACACCTAATGCTGGTCCAACTGGATCTGTTAAAATGTCTGTCATCGTTTCACCTTCATCTAATCGTTTAGCGCCGATCGCTCCTTCATATAAACCTGTAATTAATGGTGTTCCAAAAGTTGTAAGGATAGGTCTTATCGCGCCGCTGATTCCAAGTGTAGATCTAACTCTACCTCTCCCTAAATCTCTTGCAGCTTTGTAAGCACCAGGTACTTCTTGTGCAGCAAAACCTAAAGATGTTCCTGCTGTAACTTTTAATGGGTTATCTTTTACATATTGTAAGATTTGGTTTTGGTCTGCTTTTTGATCGTTGTCTGTTGTTACAATCTCACCTTTCTCTGGATTAAATCTTAATCCTGATAAAGCAAGACCTGCTCCGGCTGCAAGACCCATACCTACCACTCCTACTCTAGCCACTTTAGGTAAAGTTTGAAAAGCTCTTGCGATTAATCCAGGATTTTTATTTAATTTACTTTTAAAACAAGCATCTGACGGATCTCCTCCTTCTTGCATATCAATTCGTCCACCGTCGGCCGCGGCTTTTCTTAAACAACCAATTCTTCCTTTAATTAATCTAGTCCATTTTGGATTTTGTTGAGTCCAAGTAAGAACAGCATTTTTAAATTTTGCAGGGTTAATAGATTCTGTTTTATTTAAAAATTGATTTCTAAAAGTTTCTTTATTTTTAATTC